AACTTTTTGTGTTTCATAATGATGGTTTCCGTCAACATTTGCAAGATCATACTTATCTACAACATAGTCATATAGTGATTGTTGGTCTTTTGGCCATTGACTGTATACATCAGTAATATTGTTTGTAATCAATATAACCCAATCTAGATGAGGATCACCCAACATTGCCTGAGCAACATCAGAAGGTTTTTGACCTGGAGTTATACTTCTATTTTCAAACATTGTCACGTATTTCTCTACAGAGTTTCTTAACTGGACACGTCTGAATATGTTTTTTACGAGACGGTATCTAAATGACTCATCATCTTTAATACCTTCTCCAACGTATACACTTGGTAATTGATTGAAATATGCCATTTTATGCTCCCCACTCGATATCTTTTTGTGTAAGTAGTTTTGTTTCAGTAAATGCTATGTTCAAAACTATTGCTGGAACTTGTATCTCTCTACTACCAGTCTTACCAGCAGCAGTTCTCTTAAATGCAACATACTGATTATCTGGAGTGTAGTTAACACTAATTCCAGTACATACAGAAGGCATAACTTTAAAATGCATTCCTGGTGCCTTAGTTGTTGTGAATGAGTTTCTATTAGGATCCATACGCATGAAATCTATTTCCCATTTGCAAGGTATTTTAAAGAAACGGTTTGCATTAGCACTATCAGTAACATTGTTAGTAGTACCACCAATATCATCTAAGAAGTTTGAATCTAAACTATCTCCATCTTTATCCATTTTTTTAACATTTCCACCTTCATGAGAAAATATTTGACCCTGTTCAATATCTGGATGGGAATGCATCTTGAATGTTCTTATTATGCTTTGTATTTCTCTTGCTTCAGCATCATTTCTAGCAAACATTTTGAAACTGAAGTTGTGATTACGAAAACTCATACTATTGAATATTTGTTCCGTATATGGGTTGAATACTCTTCCTCTAGTTAATGCTTCTAGACTGTTAACATCAATATTTCCTTGCATACCTAGAAATCCACTAATATCATTAGCAGCATTGGTAATAATACTAGCACTAAACTCAGGTAACGCTGCTTTCGCTGCATCTTGTAATTTTCCAGCAATATCTTTATAATCACCACCACTTCCCATCATACCAGCAAGAGCAACACCACCAGCACCAATATCTACTTGTCTATAGTTTGCCTGATAACCTGTTTGTAGGTTAGGTGGCATTGCCATATAGATATCTTCTTTCTTGAATATTTTTGTTGCATTTACATTTGCCAAACCATATCCATATCCACCACTGCTATAACTAGCACCTTGACCAACAGCACCACTACCTGTTCCAGCAGCAAATCCAGTTTCACCAGCAGAACCATCACCAAATTGCATTTCAAATGGTCTAAATCTCACATAGTCAATAGCCTCCGTTGGTGCTTCAGCATCAGGATCGTTAGATCCAGACGGCACTGGGGGTTGTTTGGGGTATCTGTATATTTCTGCCACTGATCGCCTAAATATTATGTGATCTTTATATATTTATGCGTTATAAGCAAGGAAAATACAATCCTCGAAGACCAAGTAAATATAAAGGCGATATTCGCAAAGTTTTTTATAGGTCAGGATGGGAATTAAAGTTCATGCTTTGGTGTGATACAACTCCTTCAGTAACTGAATGGGGTAGTGAAGAGATCGTAATACCTTACATATCTCCCGTTGATGGAAAACGACATAGATATTACCCAGATTTTTATGTAAAAGTGAATGGTAAGAAATATGTTGTTGAGGTCAAACCTTCTAAGCAGACTAAAGAACCTAAAACACAAAAGAAAGTAACTAAACGGTATATTACTGAGGTTGTTACTTGGAGTGTTAATAAGGCAAAATGGAAAGCAGCAACAGAATTTTGTAAAGATTATGGACTGGAGTTTATGTTAATTACAGAAAAAGAACTTAAAGTATAATGGCAATTCTAGGAAAAGACGGTGCTAGGTATCCATCTCTTCAAGCGTTTCAATCGTTTTCGCTGAAGGATAGAGATTATGCTCCAAGTTTTACCAATTTATTTTCATTCCATATAGGAACACCTACTATTCTTAGAAGTACTGAACAACTTGGTGTTGGAACTGATAGTACTATAGGACAAACTTCTACTATTTTTACATCAGAAATAGGTAAGTTACAGAACTGTTTAAATTTTTACTGCAAAACAGTTAATTTACCAAGTAAGCAGTTGACTACTGGTCAGGTTGTTAATGTAGGATCTGCTTATAAGTATGGTACTGGAACTTCATATAGTCAGATAAATGCAACGTTCCTTATGCCAAGATCACAGCATACGAGAAATTATTTTGAAAGATGGATATCATTAATGTCACCAGATTCTAACCAGTATGTAGAGCATTATGATCATTATGTTTCTCCAAGAATTATGATATACAAGTGGGAAAGAGGTGGAGGAGGAGATGTATCAAATATTGATGAGATTAAACAGGCAATGAGAAATTTATATGGTACAGAATATGATGAAGCAAATTATATCTGGCCAAAACAATATAAATGTACTGCTGCATGGGAATTAAGAAAGGCATTTCCATATAATATTGGATCTATTCAATTAAATAATGAAAAAGCAAGAACTATGTCTCTGACTGTTGGGTTCTTCTATGAAAGGTATAGATTTTGGGTTGAAGATGAGTTTGATGATCCAGGTGTGAGAAGTGCTATTTCAATTCCTGGAGATGGTAGTATCGATCCAGCTAGCGATGCTCTTGGAGTTTGGGCAGGTATTACAGGAACTATCCAATCCATGTTAAACGTTTTCTAAATACTACCTAAATAATTACACTGAATTGAAAATTTATGGCATTACCTAAATTAAATGTACCTAAGTACAAATTGAAACTGCCTTCAGACGGCAGAACCGTGAATTACAGACCATTCCTCGTTAAAGAAGAAAAACTACTTCTCTTAGCAACTGAAACAGGACAACAGGAAGATATTGTTGGAGCAATTAAAGATATTATTACCGCATGTAGTGATATACATGACGTTGATGAATTGCCTACCTTCGATATCGAATTTTTGTTTTTACAAATTCGTACCAAATCAGTTGGTGAAAGTGTTGAGGTTAGCGTTACTTGTCCAGATGACAACACAACTCAAGTTCCAGTAAATATTCCTTTGTCTGATATTAAGGTTGTTAAAACTAAAGGACACAAGAGAGAAATTAAATTGGATGATAAAATCATAATAACAATGGATTATCCAAGTTTGGATTCTTTTGTTAAAATGAATTTCCAAGGTGAGGAACCAGGTGTTGATCAGATTTTTGATATGGCAGCTAGTTGTATAAAATCAATTGCTGATGAGGAAGAAGTATACGATGCTTTAGACACACCAAGAGAAGAGATGCTGGAGTTTTTGGATCAATTGACTTCTGAACAGTTTAAAAAGGTTCAGGATTTCTTTGAAACCATGCCTAAACTTTCACATACTGTTAAGGTAACCAATCCTAGCACTAAAGTTGAAAGTGATGTAACTCTAGAGGGTCTAGCAAGTTTTTTCGCATAGCTCTTCTCCATCAAAATCTTCAAGCTTACTATGAAACTAATTTTGCGTTAATACACCACCATAAATGGGATATTGGCCATATTGAAAATTTGATGCCTTGGGAAAAGGAGATTTATATGAATCTTTTAATTAACTTCTTAAAAGAAGAGGAAAGAAGAGCAAAAGAGCAACAAGCAGCAAAAGGTTAAGTAGTGGCACCAGCATTTACTAAAAAATTTCTAGGAGGAGGTGGCGATGATACGTCATCCATAGTAGCTGCTGCGAATACACAATTTGCCTCAGTAACTGGTCTAACAAAGACCATGAGAGGTCTTAGTGGTATTGTTAGAGATATACAATCTATCAGTATCGCTTCTATTAAAAATGATAAACTAAGAGAAAAGTGGGAAAGGAGACAAAAGAGAAGAGATGCAGATCAGCAAGCTGAAGAGTTAACAGAATTAGAAAAGATTGCTGGTAAAAAGAAAGCTAAACCAAAAAAACCTGATAGTAAAGAGAAGAAGTCTTTTGCAAATAATTTTAAATGGTTAGATACTTTCCTTGGTCCTATAGGAAAATTCTTAGTTAATTTAGGTGCTACTCTTGCTATGCGAGAGTTATTGAAATGGGCATCGGATGATAGTAATTTTACAAAGATTGAGACATTTATCCATAAACTTGATGTAGTTTTTACTAAACTCTATGGTTTTGGTAAATTTCTCGTAAAAGATAATCTTGTTGATGGGTTTAAGCAAGCATTTTTTGGTGAAAATGCAGATGGTACAAAATCTGATTTTTTCCAGAGGATAAGTGGAATAGGAAAAATACTAATAGGGATCACGGGTTTAAAGTATTTAATGAACCCGTTTTCTTTAATTACTGATATTTTAGGTGTACTGGATTGGATATTTAACTGGGGTCCACCTAATCTGGATGGTCCTCCTCGTGGTAAACCTAGAAGAGGGAAACCACCAAGAGTAAGAGGTAATCAATGGTGGAAGTTTTGGCAAAAGAAAACTAAAACACCCGCACAACTTTCTCGTTTCAATCAATCCTATTCTAGGTTTATTGAAGGAACTGCTAATCTTGGTGATAGATTAAGAGTAGTAAGAAGAGGTGGTGCAGGATTAGAAGGTATATTCGATCAAGGAATTCAGGGTGGAAAATTAGTTGGACAAGGTGATAATATATTTAAATCTGGTCTCAGCAAACTTGGTAGTTGGGGTGAGATAATTAAAAAGAACACCTTAAAATATGGTGGTAAGGCTGTAGAATCGATAGGAAATTTTGGTAAATGGATAGCAGAAGGTGCATCTGCAAAGTATAAAGCAGCACAAGCTTGGGTAGGTCAGGGTGTTGATAATTTAAGATCTCTTCCAAAGAAAACGATGGAGGGGTTACAAACAAGAGTTCTTGGACCTATAGCAGAGAAACTTCAACCTTTCGTTAAGAGGATGCAAGGGTTTGGTGATAGTTTCATGGGTCTTTTTAGAAAGATGCCTGTTATTAGAGAGGTGATGGAAGCTCTGGCTTCTAGAGGGATAAATATGAAATCCATTGCTAAGTCAGGTAAGGCATGGGGTAAACGTGCTGCATCTGTTCTTCCTTTAGTTGGTGGATTAGCAAACTTAGGTTTTGCTGCTATGTCATTTTCAGCAGGAGATAATGTTGGAGGTGTTTTAGAATCAATTGCAGGTGTTTTGGAACTTGTTGGTTATGCCACATCTGGTGCTGCAGGTGCTGGTTTACCATTAATCATAGCTGGAACAGCAATTGATGCTTATTTGCTTGCTCGTATTTTACCTAAAGTTGGTGATAAAATACTTGGATGGGAAGAAAAGGGATTAGAAAAAATTGGTAGTCAATTAAATGGTATAAAATCCTTAGCACAAAACGTTATGTCTAAGGTTGGTGATCCTGGTGGAATAATCCAATCAATAATGAATCAGGTAAATGGTACAGGTAAAGATGAGGCAAGACCTCAAGATGGTGTGCCACAGGCAGGAATTGGTAAGTTCTTTAGTGGTTTATGGGATGGTGTTAAGAATGTTGGTAAGGGTATATGGGATGGTATAAGTGGTGTTGTTAATACTGTTGGAGGTGTAGTTCAGGATATAGTAAATTCTCCTTTCGGGCAGATCTTGATGACAGCATTGCCCTATATGTTCCCTGGTGCTGCATGGTTAGCTCCAATGATTAATGGAATAAAAGGTTTTGCAGCATTAGCAAATGGTAATCCTTTAGGTGCTATTATGAGTCTCTGGGGTGCTGCTGGTGATATATGGACAGAAACATTTGCTGGCATTAATAAACAAATTGGTGACTTCTTTGGACCTATTAATAATGCTTGGAATAATATTATGGATAGTAAGATTGGACAAATAGGGAAGGAATTAATATCTGGAAATATAACTGGTGCTATGGGAGTTGCATTAGAGGGTACTGCTATGGAAGGTGCTCTTAAAGGATTTGGAGCACAGATAGATGCTATGGGATTATCTGGAATATTAGGATCAATTCCTGGTGTTGGATCTGCTCTTGCAAATATTCCTGGATTATCTGATTTGCCTGGTGTTGGATCTTTGGTTAGTGGAAACTTTAGTCCAGCAGCATTTATAGGTGGTATTGCAGATACTGAAGGATTGGGTGACTTATATCAAGGTTTTATGGGATTAGCAGGTGGTGATATAAGAAGTGGTCTTGAAGGATTTGCTGCTCAAGCAGGAGTTGATCCTCAAATCTTTGGAGTTTATGATAGTTATTCTGAAATTTTTGGATCAGGTGGAAGTTCTGAAAAACAAGCTATGTTACAGATTGGAGATTTTGATATTCAAGGTGTACCAGTAATTATAGAAAAAATCTTAGTAGCACCAATACCTGATCCCAAGGCAATAAATAATAACGCAAGGATAGATACTGGTGGTGCTTGGACAAGTTTATCAACTAGAATGGGATTATAAATGACTGTTAAAAAGAATTCTAAAATTAATCTCTATAAGTTTGTTAATGCTAAATCAACAGCATCTTCATCCGATAGTCCAGAGGTGCAAAAAATAGCAGAAGGTATGTCTCATACTACTTCTGCAATGAATGGACTTGGGTTAGTTGTTAATGGTATTGCTAAGGTTGTACTAGATTTAAAGAAAATACAATATACAAAGTTAAATGATGCTCAAAAGGCAAGATTAAAGTCATTTAAACCTAGTTATGGAGATCCAAAAGTAAGACCGTTTAAGAAAATGCTCTTAGCGGTTAAGACATTTAAAGTTAAGGGATTTTTAGAAAGTTTACTTGGTCTTCTTGGTGGTTTGTTTAAATGGTTTGTTATAAGACCTGCTTTAAAATGGTTAGCAGATGAAAAAAACCAAAAAGCAATTCAAAAGACTATTGAAGTCTTGCATAAAATATTTAAAGTATTAACTAAATTTGCTTCATGGACTGTTGGGGGAGCTCTTGACGGTCTCTATGACATGCTTAAGGATGATGCAACTTGGTGGGAACGATTAAAGGGATTTGCTCAAGTCATGATACGGTTTGCAGCCGTATGGGGAGCCATGACTGGAATTGGTTTCCTTTTAAATCCAGTTGACACTATTAGAAAGTTCAGTGGTGTACTGAAAATGTTTAATAGTGAACTTAAACGAAGTCATAAGACACTATTAAAACGAAAAGGTAGATTAGGAAAATTTGGTAGAAGACTTGGTGGTGTTACATTAAGTGCTACTGTACTTTGGGGTCTAATGGAGGGAATGTTCCCTAACGCTACAGCAGATGGAACATTAGATGACAAAATAGATGCCAGTGGTAAATTACCTGGTGATAAAGGATATGATGAAAGTACTGCAGGTGGTGCTAATAAAGTACAAGATCCAAATAAAGATGATAGTAATAATACTGATAAACCAGCAGCAGTATCTTGGTGGAAGAAATTATTCCAGAGAGATAAGAAAAAGGATGATGTAGATATTGTTGGAAAAGTTACTGGTATAAGTGCTGCGAAGGAGATTGCTGATAAGACAAGAGAGAGTTTCAAACAGACTAAAGAAGAAGCTTCTAATTCATTATTTTCAGGATTTGATGAACTTTTTGGCGGAAAATTATCTAAGGCATCAACTAGTTTCCAAGAAGCTTTGGGTGTAATTGATAAGACAACAAATACAATTAATCAAATTAAAGATAATAAAAAGGATGGTGGTAATTGGTTTAGTAATTTATTCAAACTAAAAGAAAGAGAAAGTGGTGGTTTAATTCAAGGTCCGAATTCTGGATATCCTGTTGCGATGTCAAAAGGTGGACCTACTTCCTTTATTGGTCATGGTACAGAATATATTGCTAGAAAACCTGGATCAAATGATGGGTATGTAATACCTCTTTCTAACAATGCAACAGCAAAAGATGGTAGTCTTACATCTAGGAAGATGAAGGATGCTAGATCAAAAGGATTTGCTCTTCCAGGATTTGATACTGGTGGATTGTTTACTCCATCTAGAAAAGCTAGAGATGGTATATTAGGTGGTAAAACTCCTGGTGGTATTACAGGAACTAAGCAAGAAAAATGGTCAAAGATATTAAAATTAGCAAGACAATCAGGTGCTAAGTATCCAGAGTTAGTAGCAGCACAGTTTGCTTTAGAATCTGCTTGGGGAACTGCATTATCTGCTAAGAATAATTATTTTGGTATGAAGGCAACTGCTAATCAGGATGGAGTTGTAACACCAACAACTGAGTTTTTCAATGGTCAAGAGGTAAAGGGATCTGCTAAGTTTAGGAATTTTGGTAGTCCTAAAGAAGCAATTGATAATCTTGTAACTTTATGGTATAAGGATTATAAAGGATATAAGGGTGTTAATAATGCTGGTAGTGCAGGTGAAGCAGCGAAAATGCTTATGACTGAAGGATATGCTACTGATCCAGCGTATGCTAAGTCTCTTATGGGATTGATGAGTCAATATAAAACAGGTAAGATTACTGGTGCTAAAGGTGGAGTGGTGATGGGTATGCTTAGTGGTAAAGGTGGTGGAATAGGTTCTATATTTGGTGATGATAAAGGAACTATAATGAAAGAAGGTGTTTTAGAAAAAATATCAAGTATGTTTGGTGGAAAAGGTCCAGGAGGTTTAAAGAAACCTGGTCTTGGTGGAATGAGTAATATATTTGCAGCTTTTGGTGGTGGAAGTACTGGTGGTAAGGGTGTTGGTGCTAAAGCAAAGGTAAATCAAGATAAGAATAAGAAGAAGAAAATGAATGCTCAACAGAAAGAAAAGGAACGTAGTCTTCAAAAGGTAATGCGTGAACGTAGCGAAGCAAGAGAGATGTTAAATAGCAAAGGTGTTGAAATTATGCAAAAAGCAGTGTTAGCAGTAGAAGAATCCAATGCAAAGAATAGAGCATTCATTCAAGGTACAATGAAAGCAACAACTGATGTTTATAGAGCTCAAGCATCGGGTGGTAATGCAAGTGTTAGATCTTCTGCTAATATATTTAAGACTGCTGTTTCGATAATGAATTCCTTTAATAATCCTTTGAGGCGATAATAGAATGGCAATGAAGCAAAAGGCATCAGAGGTTCAAGCATCTTTCTGTATTATTAGAGATGGTGCGAAAGTTACTGATGCTAAAGGAAAATATGAATTAATAGAATATCTTCAAGGATGGGAAGTTTTTGAATCTATTCAGTCAGCAACTATAGAAGCAAGTTTTATTATCAAAGATATGGGTGGATTGATTGCTTCTCTGACAGGTTCTGAGGAGTTTCAATTACAATTAGACACTCCTGATGAAAAACGTAGTTATATCATGAGATCTTATGAAATTGTTGATAGGGTTAGATCAACTCAAGGTGGTGAACTTTATCGTATAAATGCTACTTCCAATGAGTTTATAAAGAATGAAGTACTAAATGTCTTTGGTCATACTGAAAAGATATTTAAGGGTGAGGTTGAGGCATCGCAAATTATTAAAAAGTTATTGAAAGATAAGAAGTATATTGGTACGAGTAAAAAAGTCTTTCTGGAACAGACAATGAATAAACAGACTATGATTGTTCCTAATTGGAGACCAATAGATCTTATTTACTGGATATGTCAGCGAAGTATTCGTAAAACTCAAAAGGGTGGATCATTACAAAATGGATTTATTTTCTGGGAAAATGCATTAGGATTTAATTTTCAATCAGTTGATAAGATGGTTGAAGATGTTAATGACCAAAAAACCAATAAGACTGATCGGACTAAAGGTACAGCAAGACTTTATGAATATGTTTATAGTCCAAAAACTTCTATGGATGATGGTGCAAGTGATCAATTCTTGATTGATACCTTAGTATTTCCTGATGAAAAAAGTTATCTAATGGGACTAAGACATGGTACTTGGGCTGGATATAGTATTGGTTTTGATCCTGTTAACATAGCAAAATCTAAAGTTGGTGGAAGTAAAGATTTTTCTCAATCAGAATTTAAATATGGTGTTACTCCTATATGGAAAAAGATGTCTCATATAGGTGGAACCAATAAGGTCAATCCAATTAATACTATGGATACCAGTATAAAGAATATTATAAACTTTCCTAAAAGAACTCGTTATGCTATGATGCCTAATCAAATATTTGATCCAAAGTATCAACAAAATCCTCAAGCAAACTATGCTGAGTTGGTTGAATTGCAAGCATACCAATGGTTGAGATTAGAAACTATTAGAAATATCAAATTATCTATTGGTGTACCAGGTAGATTGGATTTTTATGCGGGTAAAGGTATTAGTGTTAAAATTCCATCTACTGAAAAGGTTGGTGTTAAACCAGAATTGGATAAAAAGTATAGTGGAAGATACTTAATTGCTGGAGTAGCACACGCTTCTTCTGGTGATGGAACAAGTTTTAGAACCGAGTTAATGCTACTTAAAGACACCATTGGTGCATAAATAGTGCTATAGTTACCTATAGTAACGGAGACAAAAAATTATGAAGACTATCGAAGAACACATTCAAAAAGATAGAGACATCCTTGACAACCCAACAACTAGTCCTGCATCTCGTAGGCATGTTGCAGAAGAGTTACATGAATTAGAAACTTATCGTGAGCATCACATAGCAGAAATTAATGCTGGTGACCATCATGATCCTAATACTATCGAACTATTCTGTGAAATGCATCCCGACGAACCAGAGTGCTTAGTGTATGACGATTAATGAAAGATTTTTTATCATGTTTACTTGGAACTTGGTCTAATAAGACACAAGCACAATCATCACCTACTTTATACAAACAAGTATTCGTTAGGTGGGAAGATGACGGAGAATTTCTACATTCCGTTCATTGGGGAAGAAAACAGGAACACAGTCCATATTTAACAACTAATAAAAAACTAAAAGTACTGTCCGATACTCAAGTTGTACTTGAGCATTGGGGTGGTACTTATAGTGGTTTGACACGCAATGAAGATTGTGATATGATTATGGAATATGATGGAACTGCATGGATGGGTCAATTTGACACAACTATGGAAGACAATGGACAAGTAATATCAGGTCATGCAGAACTTGGTCTATATGGACATAAACTTTTTATGCGAGATAGATTTTTAGATTCTGAGGGCAGAATTATTTGGGGTGCTGATGAGATCTACAAGTATGTCCGAGTTTGAATTAAATCCAAATTTTAAAATATTACAGGAGAACCTTGAGGGTTCTCCTATTTTTTGTATAGATGACTTTTATTTAAAACCTGAAGAGGTTAAAAATTATTTGTTTAGTGAAGAACCTCCATTATGGAAGATAGAACAAAAACCATCTAACAATGGTGTGATGTTTGAGGATAGGAGATTATGTAAAAGAAATGCTAGAATTTTTAATGTTATTAAATTTTTAAGTGAGTTGTGTAAGCAAGAACCTTTAGTGAGTGATGTGCTCACTAATATGACTAGGTTTGTTAAAGATGATTTTAATAACTATACTGATAATGTCTGGTGGCCACATAGAGATGAAGGGTATAATGCGATAGTATATTTCAATGAAAATTGTGAGTGTGGGACTAATCTATATGAAAATTGTGGAGATACTCCACCAGTTCCAGAACATTATCAACCTTGGAGACCAAAAGAAAAATATAAATTTATAGATCACTTAGCACCAAAATATAACAGAATGGTTCTTTTTAATGGGAATAAATTTGTTCATGGTGCTAATATATGTAATGATAGATACTTTAGTGATGAATATCGTTGTAATCAAGTCTTCTTCTTTACCGATAAATATAAACAGCAGAAAAACCTTTAGATAATAAAATGGCGATCAGGGAACTTAATACTATAGATGGAATTGTCGATGAACCTACCATTAATTTTGTAGGTAAAGACGGTTTCTTTTGGTGGGTAGGAGAAGTTGAAGATAATAGAGATCCTGAAGAGATAGGTAGAGTAAAAGTACGGGTTCTTGGTTATTATACTAATGTTAGAGGAGGAACCGTAGCAGATCTTAAAACAGATCATCTTCCTTGGGCAACGGTATTACAACATACATGTCAACCAGGAAATGATGGTCAAGGTGAATCATCAGGACAGTTGCAACCTGGAGCAATTGTTATGGGTTTCTTTATGGATGGTGAAAATGCTCAGATGCCTATTGTTATAGGTGTAATGAGAGTTAAGAAAGATCCATCAACAAAAAAAGAGAGAGTATTTGCCTTTACAGGTGAAGAGATACCAGAACATAGTACAGGTGTTGTTAATCCTGCATCAGAAGAAATAGGAAAGGTTGATAGTATTAAAAAAGGTGATTTCTGTAGAGCTGGAGACCAAAATAATAGTGTATCAACTGTTGAAACGCAAAAAACTTTAGACACAGCTGGTAGTGGATCACCTAATAATATTGGTAGTAGATCAGGTATTAATGGTAGTAAGGGTAATCCTAAAAAACCAAGAGGTTCTAATAATGGAATACCTGTAGCTAGAGGTTCTTCTGGTCCTTGGGGAACTCTAGAACATAAACTCAGTTATCTTTTAGAAGATCTTGCTGATACTGCTGGTTTGTTGATTAAAACAGAAGAAGGTAATTTCCTTAATATAGTTACTGGTAAGATTGAGACAACAGAAAAACTTCTTGCTAAGATACAAGATTTTCTATCAGCAATATTTACTCAGGTTATTAGTGCTATTCGTCAGCAAATGACTGACCTAATGGAAAAATTGAATATTGCTACTATTGTGGCAGGATCTACTGGTATACCTTTTGTTCAATTTGGTCTAGTACGTGCTGCAGTTACTGCTATTCTTAATGCATTGTGTATTGAAGATAGTAAACTCATGGGTTTTATCAATTATCCTCTTTTTTCTATTAAGTCACAACTAAACAGTTACATGGAGGGTATTATAAGTCAGATCTTATTTGTCCAACAGACTGTTGATAAAGTAGTTAGTGATGTTATTTGTAATGTCCAGAAAATTTTGGATAGTATGAAGGATGTAATCGGTAAGGTTACTAAGATCGTATCTACTTTCCAAAAAGCAAAGGAACTTATGGAACAGTGGCAAAAAGGAGCAGAGATTTTTAAGAAAGCACTGAACATAACATCAATAACCAGTCTTATTACATTATTCACAAGTCTTTTAGGTGGAGGTTGTAATAGGAAAAACAATAGTGGTACAAATATTAAAACTTGGTTCCCTTTATTTGGAGTAACTAAGTGTACTGCACAAGAATTTGCTTTACTGAAAACAACTATGGGAACTACAAGGGGTACTTGTAACTCTCCTGGTTTACCTGGTGATAATATATTTGATAGTTTGCAAAGAGATGCAGATCCAGATTTAACAAAAGCAAAGACTGAAATAGATGGTTCCTATATGATGTATATGGGAACACCTGGTCGTAAAGCAACTGTAGCAACAAGATGTAATGGAACTACTTGGACATCTGTCAAATTAAGTCAAGCAAAATTTGCAGAGTGGAACTACAGAAAGAAATTAGAAGAAAAGAGAAGTAACGCTGTTGCAGGTGATACTAATGATATAAGTGATGCAGAACTAGAGGCAAAGGTAAAGGCATATGTTAAGGAACAAAGTAAGGGTGATGAAGGAGTTATATTAGCAGACCATCTTGCTTATTCTGGTAACCTTACTTCAAGTGTTGCTGGTGATGATTGTAAAATTGTTGATGAGGATAAAGTTTTAACTGTTAATGGTGATTTTGCATTAGATATTACTGGAAATTGTGATATAACGATTGGTGGTGCATTAACATTTAATGCTCAGGGTGCTCCTAAAGCATCTGACGGTGAAGATAATATCCAAAAACATTTAATTAGTTTTGGATCTGATGTAGAATGTGTAACTAATGGTGCAGATATGCATATTAAAGCAGGTGGTACATTACTAACTGACTTTACTAAGTATTCTATAACTGGTGGAGAGTGGAATAATGAAGTTAAATCACAGATATATGGTACTGGAGAATTTACAGTTGCTGCTGAAAATGCTGTAAACATTGTCACTCCAACTATTGATGGTATGATCAACTCCCCAATGCCAACTACACCAAAAGTCAAGACTGGTCTTATATTTGCTGTTGGTGGATCTGTTGATATTATTCAAACTCCTGCGGGATCTGCTACTGATGCTATACCCAGATTTTTGGTTGGTAACCCTTCTGGTCCAATTTCATTAACATCTGGTGGTACTGGTTACAATAATAACGTATTGACTGGTGCTTATAATGTTAACGTTGCTGCTGGTGTGATTGCTATGAACTGTTCTACTGCTGCAAGTATTATTGCTGGTGGTGCTATGACCCTTACTGCTGGTGCAGTTATGAAACTGACTGCAACTTCCATTTTCTTAAATTAATATGGTATAATATTATTATGGATGAACTACGAACACAACAACTGATAGAACTCAAGGAAATCCTTGAGGATACTATTCAGTATTTCTGTGATGAAAACTTAGTATCAGGTGAAACTGCATGGACAATGGTCGGTGCATTATCTGATGCAAAACTAAATGTGGAATTTTCTAATGAATGATGTTATTGAAATCACTGAAGAGGAAGCAAAAGCTGCTCTTGGTGTCTATTTAAATTTGGTTGACCGTAATAGATGTGTCTTTAGGATACAACTAGCAAACGGATCTGCTGCTATGTTATCTCCTGTTATCCAATCTGGTCCTCCTATAGACCCAGAAGTAATAGAACAGGTGGAAGATTTTAAAAAAGCATTTATGTCAGAGGCAGTTAAAATTACTCCTGACGATATAGATGATCAAGGGGTTGACATCAAATGATAAATATCCTATACTAAGCAAGTAAACAGGGCAGACCGATGCGTCTCAAAAGCCATGAAACTCCTAGAAAGCAAGGACGTAATACCAAGTCAAGGTCAGCGTCTGCTCGTTTGCGTCAACTCAAAAAACGTACTAAAACTCTTATCAAAAAATTAAATGGCAGTTGAAGCACAAATTATTGATTCATTTAATGTACCATTACTTTATGTTTTTAATGCTGTTGATGATTTAGAGTGCATAGAACTACTTCAACTATGTAAACAGGAAGATTATCTTCCCAATTCAAAATCAACTGGATCAGATAACGTTGATTTCCTTAAAGGAACAAAGTACGAAGAACGTTTTGTGAACATGTTCACTGAAATTGCTAGAAATCTATTAATGATAGATCAATGTGATTTCAAGATGGGAGTTTCTTGGACTACAAAAACACAGGATGGTGGATGGTCTTTAACACACGATCATAAGAATTATTTCTTTTCTTCTGTGTTATACTTACAAGGTAATTCTAAAATAGAATTTAAGAATCCTTTAACACTTAGAAACAGTTTTTCATTTGACTATTCTGCATTAAACCCTTATAATAGTGAAGAGATTACAGTCACACCACCAAAGAACTCAATGGTATTCTTTCCTGGTTATCTAGAACATTCTATTGTTCTTCATAGCGGTATAGATAGATATACTATATCAATGAATTATCAACCAGTTGGTACGTATGGTTCTATGGATAACAGAATTACTTCAAATTAGTAGGAATACAAAAGATGTCCGTATAGAAGGACTGCCTACTACCTATATAAACCAGTATCATATTTAACATGAGAGATCAATTAATCAAGGCAATATTATCACACGCTAGAGGTGAGATTGAAAGACACAAGGCAAACGTTGAGGTATATCTTAGTAACCCTGCTGGTATAGGTGAACATTCGGATATAACAGATGCAATACAAGTAGAAATAGACAAGATCTCTCGGTATCATGACCAGATAGAAGTAATAAATACCTATCTAAG